ATGCGAACCTGACGGGTCCCAAATTTGGTAAAGTAGAAAAAGATTTAACTACATTGATAAAAGCTCTTGTTAAAAAATATGTTCCAAACGAAAAGGATTTTGCTGGCGGAAAAGGGAATGCATTTGAAATTTGGAGCGACATGAAGAGTCATCTACATGGTGATGGTAAGAAATTAAGATTGGTTATAAAAGATTATTTTGATGGAATGGAAAAGGTTATTAAAAAAAATAAAGAGATCTTGGGTCATATATTTTATGGTTATGTAAAAGGAAAAAGAATGACGGATAATTCGTGGGATGAACAAATAGTCAATAATATTAAGATCAAAAAAGTTCATCTTATCAAACCAAGTCAAAGTAAGATTGATACCGCAAATCCTGACCGCACACATCCGATAGATTCATATGAATTTGCGAAAGAAAAAGCTGAAAAATTATTTGGAACAGTAAAAGAGTGGGACGCTACAGAGACAATGGATTTAGAAATTTATACAAGAGCAGTTGTTGCAAAGGAAAGGCCTAAATGAAAACATTTCTCGAATGGGGTCTAGACAAAAAACTGGACAAATATGTTAGTGATGAAATAAAGAAAAGGAAACTTGCAAAGTTCCCTGTAAATGCAACAGATGAATACAAGATGAAAAAAGGTAAACCAGCATTTACATTTCCATCACCTACTGGTTCTATGAAGATAAAAGTTTGGTTAAGACCTATGGCAAAACCAGCAAAAAGTCATACTAAAGCATTCAATTACGAACTGGACTGATTGATGAAAACATTCCTTGAGATTACCGAAGAGGTAACCCAACGTGACCTTGATACAGTAGAGAAGTTCGCAGATAAACTTTTCAAGCACGTAGGTATTGATATTGAGTTCACCAAGCACTTCAAAGATAGAGTGAACGATAGTAGAAACAAAAAACCTATCAATGCGGCCGAACTAACAAGACTTTTTAAACAGACCTACAAAAAACACGGTAAGAAAATCGCCCCAATGGGTCCCGAAGCTCAGGCCGTAATACATGACATGAAGACAGATGTCAACATGCCATTCGTCCTCAATTATGACGAAAAGAATAAAGAGCTAGACCTTGTGGCGAAAACGGTAATGAGGAAGAAGAACTTCCAAACACCTAACAAAAAACTAGAGGTATGAGTGAATTTATCAAAACGCTCCTTTTTGGATGTAGCGTTGGTATTATTTTTAGTCTGGTATTTAACATCATGCTCAGTCTTAAACCCGATACTATACGATGATGGCCTTGAAGGAAATAAGGAAACACTACCAGTAGAAGTCTCTGTACTACAAGAGATGGCTCAATACTGTGTAGATGTATATGAAAATGGAACAACGGTTGGTAAGTTGGTCTATAAAGTTTATTATTCAGAAGGTGTAACGATAATAGCGATACGTGGAACTGCGAACGCAGGGAACGTGGTTAGTGACATCGATGCCAGGTTTTATCATGATAGAACAGCGGAAACTTTGTTTCATCGTGGCTTCCATGACGCTTCACTAAAAATTTACGACTCGCTGAAGAAAGAGCATAAAGATAAGACCATCTATTTGACAGGACATTCACTGGGTGGAGCAATAGCCCAAATCTTGTCAATATGGTACACAAAGGATGGTCATATTGCACAGGTATATACTTTTGGAGCACCGAAAATAGCAGTTAGTGGATGGTGGAAATTTGGAATAGAACATTTTAGGGTAGCGTTCGATAAAGACCCTGTCCCTTTTGTTCCACCATTTCCTTTTGTTCATTCGGGCATCAAAATCAACCCCATCACATTGGATTGGGTGGATGGTGGAGAGGAACATCGTGCGTCTTTTGGACAGATAGACGCCCTTGATCACTCCATTGATGGATACTTAAAGGAGTTATTAAAACATTAGAAGGATAAAATTATGCAAAGGGCTTTAGTTTGCATTATTATGTTATTGATGATGGCTTTGCCAAGCTGTACCCCCAGATTAGATGGATATGGGTGTTACGGTTATACATACAAAACAAAATTACAAAGGGGCACAAGAGATGGATGGAACAGTAACTATATTTCACCGTATCGCCAATGTGTGGACAAGACCCCACCACACCAAAATACACATAGAGAGAATACCAGAAGAGGCGGATAATGATAAGTTTCAAAAAATATGTTGAAGAAGAGCGAAAAAGAGATTACAAAGACGAATACAAGAAGTTTCAATCCTCACCAGAGAGAATAGCCTATCGTGCCCAGTTAGTCAAATACAATCGTGATGCAGGCACATACGGAAATGGTGATGGACTGGACGCTTCCCACAAAGGCGGGAAGATTGTAGGAATGGAAGATGCGTCTAAGAATAGAGGACGGGCTGAGAAGTCCAGACTCAAGGGTTCTAAACGAAAAGCACGCGATGATAAGGAAAGTAGATAAGGAACAATACTTCACAGATAGAAACGACTCACAGAGATTGATAGGGTTGTTGAATCTAGATGATTATGATAGAATAATAGAACCATCTGCAGGAGATGGGGCATTTTCAGACTATCTTCCAGACTGTGTTGCAATAGACCTAGACCCAAAGAAAGACCATATTATCAAACACGATTTTCTGGAGTGGTATCCAGATATGGGTCATCAAAAAACTTTGACTATCGGTAATCCTCCTTTCGGAAGAAATGCTAAAATAGCAAGACTATTCACCAGACATGCCTCAATATTCTCAGATACTATTGCTTTTGTTCTTCCAGCTCAATGTAAACGAGAAACTTGGATAAACCATTTTCCAGAGTATTTTCACTTAAGACACTCAGAAGATTTTTTCTGTCATGTAAAATGTGTATTTCAAATCTGGGATAGAAAAGATACGAAGAGACCAAAGATAGAAAGACGGTCATCTCATTCAGACTTTGAAATCCATCACAGACATTTGAGTAGAACGGATGACCGTCCTAAAGCCGATTTTGTTATTGGTCAGGTTACAGGGAAAGTATTAGATACAGATAAGGTAACCAAAGGTTCACAGTATTTTATTGTGGACAAGACAACTGACAAACGAGTCAGGAAACGAATGGAAAACTTTGACCTAGAAGATTATAAGAAAAAGTCTATTGGTGCAGTTTCTATTTCCCAATCGGAGTTAATACAATTATATGATAAATGAAACTATTCATAAACATTGGAGAGACTGGTTAGCAGTTGTCTATATTATTATTTGCCTGTGGGATTTTATTATTGGAGCAGCATGGTGGAACCTCTCTATTCAAAGTATGTTTTTAGATTGCCTATCCAGTGGACGAGCAGATCAAGCAACCTGTTTTACTAATGTTCCCGGCCCTTGGGCGCCTTACACACTACAAAATGGTGGAATGTTTCACGTAGCTATGGGAGCCATCTTAGGTGCTGCAGCTTGGAAACGACACGAAGAACAACATGAGAGAAATGTGTCTGAGGGTAACTCATAATATCCGCCACATTTCCGCCACTCTCAAAGTGGCGGATAAATGACGGAAAACATTTCTACTTGACAAATAACCAATCCGTGATATAATAAATATAAAAATGAAAAGCCCTAAATACACATTGAAGGTGCCTGAAGGAACTTATTCCGAAGACACTTTAGTTCGTTTGTTTCTCACAGTCGTGAGTCACAGACTGTCCCACTTCTTCAAAGGAGAAGGTTTTCGGGACTAGACATTGCTCAATTCAGAGGATGTCTCTTTTTAACACTGCCTAATAGGAGTGAATATGCATACTACTACAATGAACTGGTCCGCTCACCTACCCACAGAATTCAACAAAGCACTGGAACAAGCCGTAGGGTTTGAGTCCATGTTGAATCGACTTTTTACCCAACCCACCGCTGGTGGCGGGTATCCTCCATACAACCTGAGAAAAGAAGGTGAATACACCTACGTTCTTGAACTGGCTGTCGCTGGTTTCACGGAAGACCAACTTGAGGTCACTGTTGAGGACGGAACTCTCACAGTAGGAACAGTCAAAGCACTGGAACCTGCTGAACTGGAGTTTGTGCACAAAGGAATCGCGACCAGAGCGTTTTCCCGCAAATTCACACTTTCGGATGACTTAGTAGTCGAGTCAGCAGACTTGAAGAACGGTATGTTAACTGTCCGTATGGAACGAATAATTCCAGAAGACAAAAAAGCTCGCATCATTAAGATTGGTGAGGGAACATCAAAGCCGAAAGGTAAGAAACAACTTCTCCAAGAAGAGAAGTAATTTGTTGGGGGCTGAAAAGCCCCCTTACTAAGGAGAGAATGAATATAAAAATATCTAAAAACTTTTCACTAAACGAATTGACTAAGTCCTCTACCGCAACGAGACTTGGTATTGACAATACGCCAACCGCGAACCATTTGGTTCCTATGACCGCTTTGTGTCATAAAGTTCTCCAACCTATTAGAGAGACTTGGGGTGTCGTTTCTGTCAATTCATGCTACAGGTCACCCGCCCTAAATGAAGCTGTCAAAGGAAGCAAGTCCAGCCAGCATTGTAAAGGTGAAGCGGCTGATGTGGAATGTATCGGTGGAATAGACAACGATTTACTTGCTACATGGATTGTAAAGAACCTTGAATTTGACCAACTTATTCTAGAATATTTTGACCCAGAAAAGAATGACCCAAATGACGGATGGGTACACGTATCCTATTCACATGACGGAAACAATAGAGGAAAGGCTTTGCTAATAAATAGTAAGAGTAAAGGCTACCAACCTTGGGAACCTACCAAAGACCACATCAAACGTTTAAAGGAGATTAGCTGATTTGCATTTTTACACAAACGTAGTAAAAATCGGTGAGAAGATTTGCGTCAGGGGAGTTAATAATGGAAAGAGATACCAGAAGGTAATCAACAAATACTCCCCTACTCTTTACATTTCAGATACGACTGGTAAGTCAGAATGGCGAACCGTTGACGGAAAACCAGTCGCCCCACTAAAATTCGAATCAACCCATGAACTTCAAACTTGGAGACAAAAACACTCCAACATTGAAGGGTTTGATATCTACGGATATGAAAGATGGGTTCAACAATGGATGACTGAGAACTTCCCAGAAGAAGTTCAAGTCGATTATGAACAATTCAATTCCTGCTTCATTGATATTGAGGTAGCCTCAGACGAAGGTTTTCCACGAGCTGAACAAGCGGCGTGGCCTATTGTAGCTATCACGGCTTATCTTAATGATGTGTATTATGTCTGGGGAAACCAAGACTATACACCAACAAGACACAATGTAGTCTACAAGAAGATAGAGTCTGAAAAAGAAATGATGCACGATTTCGTCATGTGGTGGAAGTCCTCAGAGATTGATATTGTCACAGGATGGAACACTCGTTTCTTTGACCTTCCCTACATTTTCAATCGTTTGAACAGACTGTTTGGTGATGACAAGATGGCACACAAGTTGTCGCCTTGGAATCGAACATATAAACAGCATGTTCAGTTGGGTGGTCAGCAACTTGAAGAAGTACATATTGAGGGTATCAATACTCTCGACTACTTAGAGATTTATAAAAAGTTTACATACACAGCTAAAGAGTCATACAGACTGGACGCTATCGCACACGAAGAACTAGGTGTAGGTAAACTTTCATTTGACGAATACTCAAGCCTTTTCACATTACACAAACGAGACTACCAGAAGTTCATCGACTACAACATCAAAGATGTGGAACTCGTTGTCCAGATGGATGAGAAGAACAGGTTTCTTGAAAACGCTGTTATCCTAACACTCTCAATGAAGTGTAATCCAAATGCCTGTTTCTCCCAGATGCAAATGTGGGACAACAAAATATATGATTATCTCTGGAGGAAAAAAGTAGTAACTCCATTGAGAACGACTTATGATAAATCAGAGAGTCTTGGCTCTGTGGAAGGTGCGTATGTCAAAGACCCGCACGTGGGAATGCACGAATGGGTAATGTCATTTGACCTTAACTCACTTTATCCTCATCTCATCATGCAATACAATATTTCATTTGAGAAGAAGATAGGGATGACACCTGAAATTCCAGGCGTCCAAAAAATGTTGGACAGAGAATATGAACTGCCTAAGGGAG